TTGTATGGGCCGGGCATCGAGCGCAGCCGGATTTGCGCCAGCCCGGTCGCCTGCCCTCCCGAAAACTGGCTCCACCCCGACGCCGTCAGGTAGATCTCGGATGTCACATTCATGACGGTCGGTTGATTGGGTTCGGCGATGTTCTCGATGAGCAACCACTGCGGGTTGTTGCCAGCAGACAACGCGTACATGGCGAACTTATCGCCGGCCCCTGGCAGCACGCCGCCCGTATAAGCACGTTGCCACTGAATCGCCCCGTGCGAGTAATACGAGCTATCGGCGGTCAGTGTGATCCCGCCGTTGCCCGCCACACTCAACGGCCCGCTCAACGTCAACGCCCCGCCCTGCGCTTTCAGGAGTTCGGTCGTGCCGTTCATCAACCGCCAGCGGGACGCGTCGATCGCCGTCCACGGCCCGGTCGGATCGCCAAAAGCAGCCCCGTAGGTCGTCGTCGTGTAGTCGTAAAGCCCGTTCAGGTTCCCGATGGCCCACCGCGGCGAGACGGCGTTCCACGCCGTCCCGGTCCTCACATTCCCCACGATCGTCGGGCCGCTCGTCCAGCCGAACTCGTTCACCGGTATCCGCTCGTAGTGCGCGGCGATCTCGGCGGTCGTCAGCTTGCGGGTATACAACGCCAATTCGCTGATGTACCCGCGCCACGCGCTGCCTCCAAAGACCGGACTCCGCCCGATGCCGATCTGACCGTTCTGTTGCGCGATCGTTACCGCCGCATACGTCCCGCACGTCGCCACAGATCCATCGACGTAGAAGCAGACCTGACGCAACGCCGCATCTCTCGTCGCGACCACATGGTGCCACGCGCCAACCGACAGCGGCACCGACGAAAAGAGGCACTGATAGTTGGTGCCGTCACCTTGGCAAAACGTCAACGTGTTTCCTTGCTCAACCTGGAGGTGCCACTCGCGCGCCCAGTGCCGCGAGAACACGGTTTTGGCACCCGTCGTCGAGCCGTCCCAGTACAGCACCGCCTCGACCGTGACGTCGCCCGTTTCCCGGTCTGCGTTGATGCTCGTATCGCTCAATGCGATCGCCGCATCGTTGTAGCTCGGCCCATTGCGCCACGCATTGTTCCCAGGGCAGCCCGTCCCCAGGCCACAGGCCGACTCCCGGACCGCCCCATTCGCAAACGTCGCCGTCCAGCCGGTCACGACGTCATACACCTGCGTCGTCCCGCCCGCTGTCGGCGAGTCCATCGAGATGTAGTACTTCGGCCGTGACGCCATCACCGCGCCGGCGAACCCCGTCTGCCTCGCCCCGCGCTGGCTGTAGAGGTCCATGAACCCGTCGCCCACCACGCCCGTCGAGACGACGGCATCGCCCGCCGACCACGCGTTGGCGCCCGTGCCGTCCAAGTTCCGCGTGACCGAGTACGTGTACGGGCCGGACCCGGACGGCCCGCTCGTCACCCGCATCCACTCGACCTGAAAGTTGCGTTCCAGCAACACCACCTCGCCGTTGCGCAAACTGTTGTGCTTGACCTGGATCGTCGTCGCGCCAGTCGACACGTCCGCTTCCAGCACGGTCGTCGGCGTCACGGCCACTCGCCCGCCGACCGTCGCCAAATTCTCCTGTGCGACGAACGCCGAGGCCCACAGCTCCGCGACATGCAGCGAGGCGAACTTGCGCGACGCCCCACCCAGGTGGCGTGTGTAGCCCTGGTCCGGCAGCACATCCAGCCCACTCGGTCCCAGGACGATGTCGCCCGCGGCGCTCAGCGTCAGGTCGCCAGCCGACGTCAGCGTGAAGTTGCCGCTGGTCGTCCCGAACACGCCACCCGTCGTCCACGTCCACGGCGAGGCCAGCGTCGCGGTCAGCGTCCCGCTTGTCGTCACCGGCGACCCCGTCACCGTGAACACCGACGGCATCGACAACCCGACGCTCGTCACCGTGCCGCACGGCCCGGTCGCCAAGCTGCCGTCGCCGCCGATCCATGCGCACTGCGTCTCGCTCGACCGCGCCGGCAACCCGGCGAGCTTCACCGGCGACGTCGCGCTGGGGGTCGTACTGCCCACAACGATGCGCGAGAAGTAGTCAGTCTGCGCATGGGCAGCAGCCGCCCACAGCAACATCATCAACACACACAACACCTTGCTCATGCGATCGTCCCCACCGCAATGCCTTCTGTTGTCGCATCCGAAGCCACGAGCCACAGCTCGTACTGGTCCACGCCGCTCACAGTGGCCGCAAAGGTCTGCTGCTCAAACGTGCTGCTGGAGGTCGCGCTGCCGGACCCAACCACCGCGCCGTCTGAAACGCGTCGCAGTTGCGGCGTGAGCGTCCCGCTGCCGCTCACACGCCGCACGCGCACCGTCACCGTGACCGCCCCGCCCGGCACCTTGCTTGCATCGATCGGAATGCGGACCGCATTCCGCACACGCTGCCCTGACGTGCCGGGCACAATGCTGGCGTTCTCCTCCGTCGCGATCGGCACGCCGATCCCGCCGGGTGCAGCCGTGCCGCCACTCACTCCGCCGCCGCCGCTCGCCGCGCCGCTGGACGACGCGCCGCCCTTGCGCAAGTCACGCCAGTAGTCCATCCACGATCCGGCGTACACGTTGCCGCCAATCATCGACAACGTGAACTCGATGCGGTCAAGGCCCGTGCTGAGCCGTTGGTACGATGCTCGGCTCCGTTCGATCAAATACGAGCCACTGGCGATGTCTAAGGCCGCAACGTTCACCGTCGCAACCTCACCCGGGTCGTTCCCCGCCACAGCCGTGCGCAGCTCAATCCGCCGCGGCCGTACAACTGACTTCGCGTTCAGCGCCTGGCCGTACGCAGTGGCCTCGTCGACATCGGTCACGTCGGGCAGGTCGACCTTGCGCACCCAGATCCCGCGCGCCGTGCGCTCGGCTGCATCCGCCACCAACACGACCTGCGGGAAGCCCGGCTGATACGTCGCCTCCCAATACTGGCCGGACGTCAGCACGGGGTCGCTGGCACGTTGATGCAGCTGATTCGTCGCGGCCTCGTACGTCCACTCGTACGCCGGGTCAGGATACACGGCAACGGGCCTGATGGCGTCGTCTGCGCTGTCATACACCGTGTGCGGCCAATCACCTTGATTGATGGCGTATTTCAACGTCCAAACGCGCGTGCTGCCGTCGCCGTATTGCCGCTCCGTCTTCTCCACCACCGCCGTCGGCCCGAACTGCACGTACGTCGCGTTGGTGTAGTCGGACTGCATCTCCTTGCGCCACGTCAAGCCAAGGATGTTCTTGTTGGCGTCCGAAAACACGACCGGGGCTGTCAGCGTGCCGATCGCCCACATACGCAAGCGATCCTGCTCGTCGATGCGGTAGACGCGACCCGTTAGGTCAGCCAGGTAGTCAAGCACCTCCTTCAACGTCATCCAAGCGAACGTGATCGGCGTCGTGAACGTGGGGCCGACGTCTTGCGACGGGTGCAGCGTCACCGGCCAATCGTCGTCCAGCAACGCCACAACATCTTGCAGGATGGCCTTCAACGTCGTATTGGCCGGGTAGACTGTGTTGAACATTTGCCGGTTCAGCACGTGGTTCCGGTCAGCCACGCGGGCCGTCGTGCGCAAGCCGACATAGTCAGCCTCAGCAAACCAGCCGACGTCAACGTCCAACACCGTGCCATTGAACACAGACGTGCCGTCGACCGTGATGGCAATCGCGTCGAACTCGTTCGGGTGCCACGTGGCCACTTTGTCCAGGAACGTCACAGTCGCCACCCCGTGCTCGTTCAATGCGGCCTCCGTGTCGAACGCATAGAGGTACTGGCTTCGGTCCACGCCGTTCACCGTCACCACCACCGCCATGGCCTACCCACCACGCAACCCAACCGCGCGCGGATGATGCCGCGCCACGACCTCGGCCAGCCGCACCGCGTCCGCTTCCAGCCGGATCGGGATCACGATCTCTCTGCCAACGCCTGCGCCCGCACGCAGCACGGCCTGCTCCAACATGGCGGCGAGCGACTCGCCCTGTCGCCGCGTCACCACTGCCTCGTCGCCGTGCAGCATGGCCATCGTGCCGCCACCCCAGTGCTCGAACACCGTGCCCGGCGACCCGTGCTGTCGTGATGGCCCTTCACCGCCCTCGCCTCTACCTCCGTCACCCTCCACCGTGTAACGGACGCGGATCGGGATCTCGTCCGGCAGTAAGCGATGCAGTTCATCGACAGCCTGCTGCGCACCATCACGGACAGCGTTTGGCAGCTTGTCGCCAAACGCCGCCTCGAACAGCTCGACCAGACGCTCGATGCCCGCCACCATCCGGTCGGTGGCGTTGACGAACTGCTTCCCGATCAGCCCACTCGCCTCGGCCTCGTCGAGCAGCGCCTGCGTCGTCTCGTCGACCTGCATGCCGTGCAGGTGCGTCAGCTCCCAGATGCGCTGCAGGTCCTTCTGCATGGCGGCGTTGACGACATCGGCTGCGGCGCCGCTGTCGATCAACGCCTGCCGCTGCGCCATGATCTCGCCGACCATGCCCTCAAACGTCTCTTGCGTGAGGAAGCCGGCGTTGAACATCGCCACCAACGCGTCCGTACCCGCGTTGATGCCCTGCAGCAACGGGCCGCGCACTTCGTCAGCAGCCAGCGCGGCCATCTCACGGAAGAAGCCGAACGCCTTGGACGACTGGAGCCCCGCGGCCTCAAGCTGCTGCCGGTACTGCTCGATGACCGGCATCAACGCAGCCAAGCCCTGCGTCGTCCCGTCCCACGCCAGCAGGAGCATCTGCGCAATGGCGTCCGCCCCACCCTGCGTCAGAATCTTCGCATTGTCGAGGAACGCTTTGACCGACTCGCCGACGATCTCGACCTGGCCGCGGATGAAGTCACGCACCTCCGGCGTGTCGCGCATGGCGTCGCGGAACTTGACCAACTCAACCGACGCCACCGCACCCGTCTCAGCGATACGTTGCATCTCCGCCCGAACGGCCTCCAGCTTCTTGGCGAACTCTTCAGCGGCCGCAGTGAAGCCGCGCAACCCCTGCACGTTCTGCGACCCCCACATGCCGGCCAGGTCCACGCCGAGCGCGCCACCCAGCTTGCGGATCTCGTCCAGCGTGCCGTAGGTGTGCAGCAACGACTGACGCAGGTCCTCGATCTGCTTGTTCGCCTCCAAGAGCCGCTTGCGCCCTTCGGACGGACCGAACAGTCCGCGGAACAGCCCAACCAGGCCGCCGGCCACGGCGCCGACGCCCATGCCCACCAAGCCGAACGCGGCCCCGAACTGCGCGCCCGCCGCCGCACCACCGATGGCGCGCGTTGCTGCGTTGCCTTGCGACGTCGCTTGGAGCACGCCCGCCACGCCGCCGATGCCCGCGCTGATGGCGTCCTTCCAATCGCCGGACGACAGCGCCTTCTTCAGCTCCAGGCCAGCTTGCCGCGCCATCTGCATCGCCGCGATCACCGTGCCGATGACGCGTACGACGTGACTCAGCGCGCCGTCAGCCACCTGCGCCAGCTGCTCGAACGCGTCCGTCAACCAACCAAGCTCCAAGCCCCATTCACGCGTGCCGCGAATGTTCTCCGTCGCCTCTTTGGCGGCCTTGTCATTCGCGTCCACGATGTTCTGAATCAGCCGCGGCGTGACGAACAGCCACTCGCCCAGCTCTTCCTTCAGCTCGCGCTGCTGGTCCACCAGCCGTTTACCGGGCTCAATGATGCCACGATTGATCATTGAGCCGAACTCGACGATGGACGAATGTGCATCGTCCAGCGTTTGCTGATGCCCGCGCACGGCGTCGTCAAGCGCAAACCACGCATCCAGCACGCGCTCCAGCTCCGCAGGCAGCGGCGTAATCGCCTCGTCGCGGAGCTGTACGTACGCCTCCAGCACGCGCTCCACGATGTCTGGATTCTCACGCTGCGCTGCGGACAGCGACCGCCACACCGCCACGAGATTGTTCATCTCGGCCGCAACGTCCAGGCCAAGGATCTTGTCGCGTAGCTCTTTGATCTCATCCGAGAGTTTGCCAATCTGACCAGCGGCGCGGCCAGCCTGGTCCGCCGTCTCAGCCAACAGATCATCCAGGCTCACGCCAGGAATCACGGCCGTCTGGTCAGGGCGGAACATCTGCGGCGTGAGCAGATTGAGGCTCTGGCCAGCCTTGAGCGCACGCTGGGTGAATCCGTCCACCGCATCAGCGACCTTTGGAAGCTCTGTCTCAACCTCCTGCCGGAGCTTGAACACCGCGGCCTGCATCGGTGCCACGCCAGCCAACAGCGCCGATGCGAACCCGTAGATTCGGCTCTTGGACAGCGTGCGATCCAGCTTCTCAATCTCTGGCCACAGCGAGGCCACGGCCAGCGCCAATGCGCCGATGCCAACCGCCACGGCGATAACCGGGGATTCCAGCAGCGCCAGACCAGCACTGAGCAGCGAGAGCGCGCCTGCGACCCTCGCGAAGCCGGTGGCGATCGGCCCAGCCAAGAGCCCGATGCCTGCCAACGCTCCTGCGAGCGGAGCGGCGAGCGCAAGCAAGCCGCCGAAGAGCTGCAGCAAGTTCCGGCCCGGCGCACCCAACGCTTCCGCAGAACGCGTCACGCCATCCAACCACGCGATAAGGCTTTCGCCTTTGCTCAGCAGCAGCGCGACTTCCTCGCGCCACGCTTGGAACAGACGCACGGCCATCGCCTGTACCGTTGCCGTCATCCTGTTCAACGCGGCGTCGGCGTCAGACTGCGAGCGCGCGAACGCGGAGGTCACAATCGTGCCATCCCGCATCGCGTCGGACAGTGTCTGCTGAATCTGCGCGAAGTTGTGCGCTTGCGCACCAGCGGTGCCGAGCACGCCGGCCAACGCGCGCACGTTCGGAATGACCCGCGCGAGCTGATCTTCGTTGCCACGGAACCGGTCGACCAGCTCGTTCAACGCCGCCGTCAAGCCACGCTCTCGGATGGCGCCGCGCAGCGCCTCTATCGTGGTCCCGCCCTCGCGCAACGCCTCAACGGCGTCCTTCGTCGGCTTGAGGACCGTGGACAGCACGCCTCGCAATGCCGTCACGGCCTCCGCCGCGTCGACGCCCAACCGGGTGAACGTGGCAATGAACGCGCCGACCTGGTCGAACGTCACGCCTACCTGTGACGCGATGCCGACCACGCGGCCCAGCACTGGTGCGACCTCAGCTGCCTCTGCCTTGCCTTCACGAACGGTCGCGAACAGCACGTCCGCGGCTTGTGCGGCGGACAGGTTCGCCTCGCCGTACGCCATCACCGCGGACGTGATCGCACTGGCGATGGCTTTCGTGTCCCCGAGGCCCGTTGCGGAAGCCTGCGCCGACACGCGCAAGACGTCCAGCGCCTCAGCGCCGCGCATGCCCGCTGACGTAATTACGAGCATGCCCTCCGCCAGCTCTTGTGGGGTGCGGCCGAGCTGCCCCGCCATCTCTATGATCTGACGTTCGAACTGGCGCACCGTTGCCGCCGAGACGCCCGCCAACGTCTCAACGCGCGACATCGTCGTCTCAAAGTCCTTGCCGAACTTGAAGACGGCGGCCCCCGCACTACTGGCGGCAAGCGAGACGGGTGCCAACGCGAGCGCGGCGGAGCCCGCCGCTCGGCTCATGTCCTCCAACCGTTGCGCGGTCAAGGACAGCTTATCCGACGCCAACTTCAGCGTCGAGCTGAACCTGTCTTGGATCTCCAAGACGCCGCGAACAACGCCTACTTCAAACGCCACGCTGGTTCTCCGACGCGTACATCGCCGACGCGAGCTGCCCTAACGCTTTCAGCTCCTGCCACGTCCGCTGCCGCCGCGGCGCGGTAGCGTCCTCATCGAACCGCAAGACGAAGTCCGACAACGGAAGCGGGCGTGGGTGGCGTCGAGTGTCCCTGTTCACGTTGACAATCGCCCACGTGATCTGCGCAGCGCGGATGTCCGCGCGCTCCTCGTCGAACGGCTCCAACATCGCATACGCGCGCCACTCAGCCAGCTGTGTCGCCGTGATGCTCCGGAGCATCGCGTCCACGTCCACCCACCCAAGCCGCAACGCGAGACGGTATGCGAAGCGGCGCAACCCGTCTCGCTTCAGGCGTTTTTTGCGGCTTTGACAGCCACGTCCCCGAGCCCGTTGAGCTCGAGCACGGCTTCCTGAATGCGCAGCAGCGCGCGGAAGTTCTTCGCCGCCAACCACTCCGCGTCTGCGTCAGTGAACAAGCGATTCCCTGCCTCGTCCACGACGGACAGAATGACCACGCGGACCAACGCCGCGCGCCTGTCCTGCTCTGTCGCCTCCGCGAACTGCAAGGCCTCGGCGGCGGACAGGGGCCGGAGCAGGACGCTGCCTCCCCACTCCGGCACCTGCACCTCTGTCACGCCCCGGTCGTTGATCTGCCGAATCGCGTCCGCAGTCAGGTATTTCATGGCCACCCCTCCATCACCATCACGACCAGCTGTGCGCACCCGTCGGCCGGATCGTCACGTCCGCCGACAGCACGTCGTCGACCGGCGCCGACGGCGCGAAATTCGTCACGTACCCACTGAACGTCCACTTCGACCCGTCGGGGAACGTGATGCGGTAGATGTCCCGCGACCCGGTCGCCCACGCGGCCTGCAAGCCCGTGATGTGGTCGTGCCCGAACGACGCCCCACTCGGCAACCAGTTGATGGTGAACGTCATGGGCCCGTGACGACGAATGCCCACGAGATACGCGTCGTCCGTCTCGTTGTGCGTCGTCGTCTCGATCTCATTCCGCGTGAGCGCTGGAGGCGTGATGTCCCGCAGCTCCGCGATGTTGGTGAACGTGACCGAACCGCCCTGCGGCGCATTGTCCGGCCAGTTCGGGTCCGGCGACCGCGCGATCACCGTCCCTTGAGCGCTGAATCCTCGAGGCATGTCCTCAACCTCCTTTTACGCAACAAGGTCAACGTTCCGTACGCCGACCAAGACGTTGTACGCCGCGCGTGCCAGTGCATGCGCTTCTGCGTACGTTGCCGCACGTGCCACGATCTGCGCTGTCGGCTGTTGATACGCAGGCGGCGAGATCTGATCCTGCAACCGCTCAGGCGCGCGTCCGCCCGTGAGGATAATCGACACGCACGGCGGTACGGGCTCCGCGGCCGTGCCAATGTACACCTGGCCCGACGCCACGACCCCTTGCGACACGAGTCGCGCCGCCAGCTCCTCTGCGAACGTCGCGCTCGCTTCCTTGATAGCGTAGACGTTGAACGCGACGCGTGCACGTCCCGCCGCGTCCAAGCCTACGTCCGTCGGCTCCTGCAACACGTCCAACTCGCGGTAGTACGTCATGGCGTCACGTTCACGTGAGTCGTCGGTGCACGTTCCGTGCCACGCGAAGCAACATGTACGGCGCGGACTCGTTCAGCACGGACTCGATGTACTTCGCCTGCCCCACCTTGTGGAACGCTTCCAAGTTCTCGTGCACAATGACCGCGTACGGGGCGGCCGGGCCACCTGCCTCGATCGCCGTCGTGTACGTACGCCCGCGCAACCGCACGGGGGCAACGGTGATCGTGCTCCGCAACGTGCCCGTGTCGACGGGCGTCCGTCGCTTCGCCTCCGTCGCCTCGATCTCTGCTTCCTCACGCAGAGCAGCAGCGATCGCCGTGCCCGCACTACGGGCCAACGCCGCCAAGTACTGCGCCGCTTCTTTTGGAGTTCGGACTGGCATGATAGCTCACACGCGCACCGCCAGCACTTCGGCGTACTTCTCGGCGATGCTGTCCCACCGGAAACGCTCTTCATGCGCCAACGCCAAACTGCGCTCCCGCATCCGGTCGCGGAGCGCAGCGTTCTCATACACGGCGTGTAGCGCGACCGCGACGTCGTCAGGGTCCACGACGCCGCCAACCATATTGATGCCGGACGGCGTGGCCGCAATGCTCACGCACTCCACCAAGTACGCCGCACCGCGTGCCCACTCACCGAGCGCGGACCAGTCCGGCACGATTTGTGGGACGCCGCACGCCATGCCTTCGAGCGTCGGCAAGCCCCACCCCTCGCCCTGCGTCGTGGACAGTTGGACGTCAAACGCACAGTACGTCAACGCCAACCTGGCCTCATTCACGCCGTGCCTGATCTCTGGCTCAACAAGGATCAGCCGGTTTGCGACGTGAAAATATTCGGCAAGTTGCTTCACGTCGTACGCGAGCTCGCCCGTCGGCGCGACGTGCAGGAAAAGATACGCGTCCCGAATCTTGTGCGTCCGCACCCACGTCGCGAACGCGGCGATGGTGAGGTCCAGCCGCTTCCGTGGCTGGTTGCGGTTTACATTGCCCACGATGAACGCGTCGAAGCACTCCGACGGCAAGCCCAACGCCTCGCGCGCGGCGCGCTTGTCCACTGGCTGAAACGTGTCCAAGTCCACGCCGAGCGGAATGACTTCAGCCGGACCCGTGTACCCACCACCCCGCGCTTCGTTCAGCCCGAACTGCGTCCAGAACACCGCCGCGTCAAGCCTGTTCAACGCACGCCCACGCACGTTGTGCCCGTCGACTGGCATCGTCGCGACGACGGCCGCTGCCTTGCCAATCCTGTCCAAGTACGCCGGCACGTTCCACGTGTCGTTCAACAGCACCACGACGTCCGGCCGCAGCTGCTCCACCAGCTGCTTCACGCGACCGTAGCCGAACACGTCCCCGCCCGGATAGCACGGGAAGATCGGGTACGGGTGCGGGTGCGGGTCTCCGATGTAATTGATCCCCAACACCGTGACGTCGTACTCCGGCACGAGGCGGTCCAACACGTTGTGCGTGACGCGAGCGAAGCCGGTGCTGCACGCCGCGTCGCCGATCCAGAGGAGAGACGGTCGCCGCTTCGCGCGCTTCGGCGCTGCCGGCACGCTGCCGACGGCATCCCAGAACGCAGTGCAGACGCGCTGCCAACTGAACGCGTCTGCCGCAGCCTCACGCTCGGCGTCCGACACCGACCGCGCCGTCCGGAACACGCGCACGAGGTCGTCGACCAGCGCTGCCGGGTCCGATTCCTCAACGTACTCCGCCCACGGCCCGAACCATTGCCGATAATGCGGCGCGTCGAACAGCACTGGCCTCGCCCCGCACAGCAACCCTTCCGCGGCCGGCAACTCGAAGCCTTCCACGCGGCGCAGACCCGTCACGAACTGCACCCGCCTGTACCACTGCACAAGCTCGTGGTCCGGCACGCCGTGCACGCACACGACGTGATCGCCGAAACGGTCGTCCGGCGGTCCGACGTGCACGACGCGGCCGCCGACCCTCTGCGCTGCCTCGTGCACCTCAAGCACGCTCTCCGCTTCGGGCACGTACCCGCTGGTCAGGACCAACAAGTCGCGCACGGCGCCCGGCCCCGTCCAGAACATCGTGCTGTCCACGCCCAACGGCGCATGGACAAAAGTACGTGGTGGAGGCGTGCCGTCCTCAGCGCACAGCTGCCTCAAGTCGTAGTACGACCACACGCACCGCGCACGAGACCACAACGTGGCCCAGTCCGACGTGTGCGGGCGCTGCGTGCTGCGGATACAGTACTGAATCAACGCGTACTGCTGTCCGCGGGCCCGCGCTGCCCGCACTGCTGCCTCCGTCTCTGGGTATCCGATCACGTGCAGGATGACGAGATCGGCGGCCTCGACGTCATGCACGACAGTCACGTGCGCCGGAGCATGCTGCACCAGCGCATTTGCCACACGCGTCATCGCGCGTGACAACCCCTTCTGCGGCGTCAGGTATACGTTCATCGTCCACCCCTTGCGATGCACGCAATCACGTCCGACGTGACAACCAGCACACCAAGCCCGTACTTCGTGGGGATTGCGTACAGCGGAGCAGCGCCACCGACGACGCTGCGTACGCTCCCCGCCACGTCATCAAGACCCGTCCAATCATGGAACACGACCAAGCCGCCATCGCACACGCACTGCACGGCGAGCAACGTGTCCCGACGCACGGCGTCCGGCCTGTGGTCTCCGTCAACGAACACAAGGTCGACGGGGACAGGGCCAGACAGCTCTCGACGGAAGGCGACGTTCAAGGGCAACGTGGGTACGATATTCTTCTCGACCCACTCGTCAGGATCCACTGTCACCACAAGCCGCGCAGTACGCGCCAGCGCACGCGTACTGTACCCGAGCCCCGTGCCGATCTCCAACACCAACCGCCCGCGTGCGAGTGCAGACAGCAGGGGCTCCTCGCCCTCGTCAATGCCGATGCGGGGCAGGCCGTGCTGCGGCTCGCCCGGATCGTCGTCGCGCATCCTCACGGATGGCGCACTTCGCACGTCGTATCCAGCCACAGCGTCACTCCCAACGCGCGGATGGAGCGGCAGTAGCCGCGAATGCAATCTGCCTCGTCAAACCGTACGCGAGGGTCGCGCACAATCCCGCCCGACGCGACTACGCACGACCCTGCAGAGTCAATGGCCACCAGTCGCTGCCCATTTGTCAGGGCCGGATGGTACGGCGGGTGCGGCGAAAAGTTCACGCCGTCCTTCATGTGCCCCCAAATGTCGTAGAACGTCCCCCGCGGCCCGTCAAGGCCTTGCGGCGCCGTGAAGCACATTGGTGCAGCTGCCCCGCTCGTACCTGCCACGGACAGCAAGCGAAGCATCGTCTCCGGCCGCCAGACGAGATCACTCTCCACGTAGATCAGTGCGGACACATCCGTCATGTCCCGCACGGCGTCCAGCACGCCATTGCAACAGTACGCGAGCTGCTTCCACCGCGCAGGCAAGTCCACGCTGCCGTACGCTGGGCCGCCGTGCTCTCGCTTCACGATCACCGCGTCCAGCCCGTCACAGCGCCGATGCAACTGCGCCCACGTGTCGTCCGTCGAATCCCCCTCGACGAGGATCAGGCGCAAAGCACCACGCAGAGCGTGCTGCAACTGCGCCACCTGCGCGAAGTACCGGTCCAAGTACCAGC